GCCATCCGTAAGCTGGGCATCGCTTCTGCGAACGACTTCCCCATCTTCACTCCTGGCATGGGCATCGGCGAGAACGACATGCTCTTCGGCAAGCCGATCTTCGTCAACAACGACATGGCCTCTTCTATCGCTACGACTAACAAGACGGTCCTCTTCGGAGACTTCGACCAGTACGTCGTTCGCGTAAACGGTGGCCTCGAGTTCTTGCGCCTTAACGAGCGTTACGCTGACGAGCTAGTAGTAGGCTTCATCGCTTACAAGCGCATCGACGGCGACATCCTCCAGAGCGCTGCCATCAAGCACTTGGTACAAGCCTAAGGCATGAAGGTACGGTTCTTAACCGCTGTAGCTGGGGACGGCTTCCACTTCGTCGCTGACGAGGTGGCAAGCCTCCCCGAGGCTATGGCCGCAGACTTCTGCAAGGCTGGCTTCTGCCTGCCCGTAGCAGAGCCTGCTGAGGTGAAAAAAGAGAAAGCAAGCACGAAAGCTAAAAAAGAAACTCGATGAGCATCAAGGTCATCACCGCCGCAACTGCAGAGCCTCTGAGCGTTTCAGAGGTCAAGGACTACCTCCGCGTCGACTCCAGCGCAGAAGATGCCCTCGTGGGCGTTCTGATCGCTGCCGCGCGGACTATGTGCGAGCAGTATACTCGGCAGATCCTGATGACCACGACCATCGAGGAGTACTGGGATGACTTTCCTGCTTCTAGCGCATCCGCGCCCCGTGAGGCATACGGACAGTGGTTTGCAGAAGGCGACATTATGCGCCTATCTCGCGGACCAGTCCAGAGCGTCACGAGCGTGAAATACTACGACGGTAACGGCGTAGAGCAGACGATCAACTCAAACAGCTACAGCCTCGACAGCGTGAGCCAGCCAGCCCGCATCCTGCCAGTATCGGCATGGGACGGCATCGATCCGAACCGACTCAATAGCGTAACCGTGCGCTACGTCGTGGGCTATGCCAGCGCAGCAGCTGTGCCCGCTCCCTTGAAGCAGGCGATGCTCTTGATGATCGGCGACATGTACGAGAAGCGGCAGGACAGCATCAAGCAGCTGCCCAGCGCTTCGGAATATCTGATGAACCCCTTCAGAGTCTTCGAGTTCTAAGATGGCCATCCTCCCGATCAAAGATCTCGGCGAGCTAGATCGGCGCATCACCATCCAGCAAGCCAGCGAAGCCGTAGACTCCTACGGACAGATGGTCCGCACCTACTCCACTCTAGGCCAGTTCTGGGCTAAAGTGGACTATGCGTCTGGAGAAGAGGGCGAAGAGTCCAACCGCCTAGAGGCTGTCAAGAAGGTAGAGTTCGTTATCCGCTATAACGCCTCAATCGGCGAGAAGCACCGCATCAGCTGGGACGGCGACACCTTCGAGATCGAAGCTGTGCTGCCAGTAGAGCGCAAGCGCTTCATGCACCTCATCACTAGACTAGTCGACTGATGGGCTACTTCAAAAGTTTGCAGACAGCTGGGCGCTCTCGAAGCAGCTCAAGATCCACTGGCACCACTCGGGCCACCGACGTCGGTCAAGGCCGCGTAGAGGTAGAGGGCCTCGATCAGGCACTCAAGAAGATGAAGATGCTAGACGAGAACATCCGCAAGCGCATCATGCGCACCGCTGGCAAGTACGCCGCGCGGCCGATGCTTGACTCCTACCGCTCGGAGATCTACGACATGCAGCAGGACGAGTTCAACGTCTACTACAAGTCTGGCGGCATCTATGCTACCATCACGCCAGGCCAGCTCCGTAAGTCGATGGGCATCATGCAGTTCTACTCTAAGGCTCGCGACATGATGATCACCGTCGTGGGCCCACAGGTGAAGCGCAGCTTCAGCGACCCAGAGAAGGGCGGCTGGTTTGCGCACTTCATCAACTACGGCTACCTGCTAAACGGACAGTACCGAGGCCATAATATCGGCTTCGCTGACCGAGCCAGAGACCGAGCACAAGCGGCGACCGCTGCAGAATTTAAGCAGCGCTTCTTTGAATACGCCAGCAGGTACATCCAAAAAATCAGCAGCAAATGATCGGCGTAGTCCTCAAGAGCGTCTTCGACTCTGACCCAACACTTAGCAGCCTCTTCGGTGGCCGCATTTACCCCTTTCTGGCAGCGCAGGGCGCTGTCGTTCCCTATGTGGTATACGACGAGTTCCGCGTCGATCCACAAGGCTCAAAAGACTCAGACAGCCACATCGACGAGGCGAGCGTTCGCCTCACGTTTGTGGCTACAGTATACTCCACTTGTCAGAGTGGAGTAGAGGCTGCGCGCGCGGCTTTCGTGCGTCAAAGCCGAACCGTGGCTGGTATAACCGTTCAGTCTTGTACTTATGAAACTCAACGCGACATCTACTCAGATACCGATGAGTACTTCGGGGTACAGGCGGACTTCACCTTTAGAATAGTTCGACTATGACTAAAATCATCACTTTGGCGAAAGACTGGGAAATCGTAAGAGAGCACACCATCAAGGCGGGCTCTACTGTCGAGGTACCTGTCGGCATCGCCGAGCAGCTTGAGGCCAAGGGCTTCACGGCTGTTAAACCACTAAAACCATAACACCATGGCTGCATCTACTGCTATCATGAACTCGACTAACGTGGTTATCGGCATCTCTACTGATGGCGGTACTACCTACTCGAGCATCGCTCGTGCTACTAGCTCATCTTTGAGCGTTAGCATGGACGTGCGAGACACCACGAACAAGGACAGCGCTGGCTGGCGTGAGCTGCTTGAGGGCCTTAAGTCTTGGAGCTTGAGCGCGGACGGTCTCGTCTGCTTCAATGTAACAGGCAAGAAGACCATCAGCGACCTCTACGGCTACTTGAACAGCCGCACGGCCGTGACTGTAAAGTTCGGCTCTGCTGGAACTGGCGAGAAGGTCTACTCTGGCTTGGCCTACATCACGGCCGTAAGCCAAGACTCTGGCTTCGAGGACAATGTAACGTACTCTGTGAGCTTCGAGGGAGCTGGCGCCTTGACCGAAGGAACCAACGCCTAAGGCATAACAGCCTAAGCATGAGGGCGCTCCAACTGGGGCGCCTTTTTTATATCTTTGAGGCATGGTAGAATATATTGACATTAAGGGCAAAAAGATGCCCGTGAAGTATGGCTTCAACGCCCTCAGGATCTTCACCGCTCAAACTGGTCTAACGCTCGAGCAGCTCAGTGCGCTGAGTGACAGCATCAGCCTAGACCACGCCATCGCTCTGATGTACGCGGGACTGAAGGACGGGCACCGCGCAGAGAAGGTGCCCTTCGTGCTGGGCATCGACGAGGTGGCCGATCTTCTGGATGATGATCAGACGGCACTGCAGAAGTGCATCGAGATCTTTACCAGAGCCTTCGCCGCAAAGGGGGGGCAGCAAGCAGCTCAGCAGTAGAAGGCGACCCGCTGAGCTGGGATGAGCTCGAGGCGCTAGCGCTCGGGCAGATGGGTATGAGCTACCAAGAGCTGATGGACCTCACGCCGAGAGTCTTCAGTAACAAAGTGCAGGGATGGACTCGGCAGCAGTCTATGATGATGCAGGACCAGTGGGAGCGTGCTCGGTGGATGGTAGCTACTACCATATCTCCGCACCTTAAAAAGCCCATAAAGCCCACAGACTTAGTGAAGTTCAACTGGGAAAAGAAGCCTAAAGTCCCAGTAAAAAGTGTTAACTTTGGAGAACTACTAACCGAAGCATATAGCCTTGGCATCACTCTCTAGTATTAACTTTAAGATCGGAGCGGACCTGAAGGACTTCAGGTCCTCGCTGCGCAATATCGACAGAGGCATCGCCGATCTGTCGCAAGGCTTCGGCATGGTCGGAAAGGCCATAGGCGCTGCGTTCATCACCGACCAGATCGTTAGCTTCGGCCAAGAGGCTGCTGCAATGGCAGGCCAGATGGAGGGCGTAGAGAACGCCTTCAACCGCTTCGCAGACCCTTCACTTCTGGACGATCTCCGCAAGGCCACCAGAGGCACGACCAACGACCTCGAGCTAATGACCGCCGCGGTCAAGGCTCAGAACTTTGGCATCCCGATGAAGGAGATGAGCACGCTGCTGGAGTTCGCCAGCCGCCGAGCTCAAGAGACTGGCGAGAGTGTGGACTTCCTAGTGCAGTCAATCGTCACGGGTATCGGACGTAAGAGCCCGATGATCCTCGATAACCTTGGCATCAGCACCACGCGACTGAAGGACGAGTTCAAGGGCGCAGCTGTAGAGGCCCAGAGCATCGGCCAAGTAACTGAAGCAGTCGCCAAGATCGCACGCGAAGAGATGGGCGCGGCAGGCGCTGCGTTTACTTCAAGCGCTGACAGGGCTGCCGCGTTCAAGGCATCGCTCGACAATGTGAAGATGGCCATCGGTGAGGGTATAAACACTGTACTCGGTCCGATGCTTGAGAAGATGACAGGCATCTTCGACATCGTCAGCGACCTACTAAGCACCAGCCTGAGCGAACAATACCAGCAGGAGGCAGACCGAGTGGCTGCCCTAACCGTAGAGCTGGAGGCATCAAATACGCCACTTGAGCGTAAGCAGCAGATCCTTGACGAGCTAAAGGGCAAGTACCCAGATTACCTTGGTAACATCGACGCAGAGAGATCCAGCACGATGGAGGTAAAGACTGCGATGGAGTCTTTAAACAAAGAGCTCGTAAATCGCGCAGTAATTATGGCCAGCCAAGAGAAGCTGGACAAGATCGCGGAGAAGCGCGCCGAGATGATCAACAAGCTCGGGGAGAACAAAGTAGCTCTCTCGCGCCAGATCGCTGAGTTCCAAAAGAGCGAGAACATCCAAGTCGATGCCAGTAACATGACGCTCGAGGAGCACGCCCGTGCGCTGCTCCGTGAGTACGAGGCCAAGAAGAAGGGCCAGCTCATGAATAAGAGCGTCTTCGGCTCTTACATGCAGCTCACCAACGCGCTCAAGGCAGTAGACGGTCGCGCAGCTCTTCTGGCTCAGACCGAAGGTCAGCTGAACTTCATCACTCAAGAGCGCAACGCCATCCTAGACGCTCTTGGCGCATCGGAGGAGGATCTTGAGAAGATCCGTTCTGGAGCTACCAAGGCCGTGAAGGAGCAGACCTCTGCGACCGTAGAGCTCACCGACGAGCAAAAGAAACAGCTCGAACAGCTGGACGAGTACGAGCGCAAGCTAGCCATCTTCAAGATGGACTTTGAGGCTATGCCTCCAGTACTTGACCTGTTCAGCCAGAGCGCTGAGGAGCTGGTGGATCAGATGATCGCAGGGGACCCGAAGGTGCTCTCTCTGGATCAATCACTGCAGAAGATGCAGGGCACGCTGTCTGGCATGAAGCCAGTCTTCGCTGAAGTAGAGGGAGCCTTTGCCGATCTTAACGAGCAGGTACCGATCCTTGAGAAGACCAGCTCGAACGCACTCGACCGCACGCGCTTCTTTATCGATGACTTCGCCAGCAGCCTGCAGACCGCTTTCGAGGCGACGATCATGAACGGCGACAGCTTTATCAAAGTCTTCGGCAATATGATGAAGGCGATGATCGCCAAGCTGCTGGCCGCTACCGCTGCAGCCATCGTTCTGGCCATCGCACTGAGCGCCATCTTCCCGAGCGGCTTCGCCCTCACGGAAGGCGGCGACCTGCTCTCTGGTGCTTCACTGGCGAAGGGCATCTTCGGCAAGATGACAGGCATCCCGATGCTCGCAGAAGGCGGCATCGTTACAGGTCCCACGCTGGCGATGGTCG